CGTCGTTGTAGCCGCGCCACACCTACCGGGGAAGGACCCGCGCTTCATCGCTGTATCAGCCTCTTGATCTCGTGCGCCAGGCGCTGCGGGAACACGCGCGCGACGGCCTTGCGCAGGTTCTCGACGCCGATGTCCGAGAACATCGCCTGCGGCACGTCGATCGCCTGCAGTGATTCGATCGGCAGCCTCTCCTTGCCGAGGCGACGGAACACGGTGCGGCCCTTGTTCCCGACGAACGCGCCCTTGACGAGCTGGTAGCTGCCACGGCGGCGGATCTTCACGTAGACGCCGACCGTGGCGCTGCCTTTGCGCCGGTTGTATTTGACCCGCTGCTGAGCGAACCGGATCAGGTTGGCCGATCGCTTGCCCGGACTGGAGAGCGTCACCTCGAGCAGGCCAGAGCGCGCCGATGCCTTTCTGATCTTGATGCGGCCCTTGACGTACTTGGCCTGCAGGTTGAACGCGGACGTGATGTCGCGCGTGGCCGCTGTCTTGGCCATCTCTGCCGTGCGGTTCAGCGCGGCGGCGATGGCCTTCTCGCGCACGCCGCGCTCGAGCTTGCGCAGGTGGTCGCGCACGGCGACCAGGTCGGCCCTCACTGACATGCGGATCATGGCCACACCTGCCTCGGGTTCGGTTCGGTGAATACGCGCACCACGTAGCCCTGATAGTCGCGGTCGCTGGACAGGTCGGGGTGCGGCGGCGCAACGTCCACGTACAGGCCGGGACCGTAGTCGTTGAGCGCAGCCTGCAGCTCGGCGGCCGCAGACTGCACGCGGGCGAGGATTGTTTCGGCGGTCATCGACGCTTCCCCGTCGGCTCGAACTGCGTGCCCAGCTCGTGCCCGCCCTCTCGTGCCCAGAACTTGTTCGGCTCGCCACGAAGCCCGGCCCGGATCGACGGGTCGACCTGGTCGGCGCCGAAGGCCGCCCGCAGGTCGTCGATGAACGCGGCCACCGTGGGCATCTCGCCCCGCATCGACCCCTTGCTCTCGCTCATGGCTTCCATACCTGTTCCATACCTCGGCCGAAGGTATGGAAGCCGGAAACCCGCGCCAGTGGCCGTTCTTCCATACCTTCCATACCTTCCATACCTGAAGTCGTTGCGCGCGCGCGGGCGCATGCGTGCGCGCACCCGCTCGCGTGCGTGCGTGTGTGCGCGGGCGCGTGGAAACGAGGTATGGAAGGTATGGAAGGTATGGAACCCCCGCGCCAGTGCTTGCTCTCCGGGCTCCATACCTTTGCCGAAGGTATGGAACAGGTATGGAACTTTTCGGGTTTAGAGCGGCAACGGCCCATCTCTGTCCCCTACCTGTTGATCCCGGAACTGCTGCGCCTGCTGGTACTTCGACCACGCTGGCAGCACGTACACGAACCGACTCACCCCGTTTCGCCGCTCGAGCCGGCTGCAGCCGAGCTTCTTGAGCAGCATCCCCACGCGCGTCATCACGTCGCGCGTCATCCTCCCTGCGTCCAGTTTCAGTGCGTCCTGCAGGACATCGTTGAGCGTGAATTCCGCGCGGCCCAGCCCCTCGATCCAGTCGTGGATCGGGTCGACGAATGCGTCCTCGGCCTCGCGCTTGAGCTGCTCGGGGTCGAACAGGTCGCGCTGCTCCTGCGAGGTCGGCCAGAATCGGTCGCCGGCGTCGAAGGCCGCCACCGCCTCGGCGAACAGCTGGTCGCGCGCCGCGGCCAGGCCGTCGGTGTCGATCTCCCCGGCGATCTCGACCGGCCAGAAGCGCCGGCCCCCGGTCGGGTCGCGATTCCACTGCCAGTCGTTCGTCGTGCCGGCGAACACCAGCTGCCGCGGGCAGCGAATCTCCCGGCGCCCGTAGGTTGGCCGGAACTCGTCGATCTGGCGCGACAGGAACGACTTCTGCCGCATTGACTCGACTCGCGCGATCGACCCCATCTCCGAGAACTCGTGCAGCCACTTGCCCCGGATCGCGCTCATCGAATCTTTGTTCGCGAGGTCCAGCTCGGTGTCGCTGAAGTGGTCCCCGGCCAGCGCCCGCAACGCGCTGGACTTGCGCAGGCCCTGCGTCCCCTCCAGCACCAGGCAGTAGTCGAACTTCACGCCCGGGCGCATCACCCGCGCCACCATCGCGATGAGATACCAGCGCGCGACCCGCGTGCTGTACTCGCTGCGCGGCACGCCCATGTAGTCGGCGAGCCACTCGGCCAGGCGCGGTGTGCCGTCCCAGACGAGCGCGCGCAGGTAGGCGCGCACCGGGTGAAAGGCGTTCGCGCGCGCGACCAGCTCGATCGCCTCGTCGACGATGTTCGACGGCGGCGTGATCCCGTAGGCGGTGGTCAGCCAGACGATCGTGTAACTGGTGTCGACGTCGGTCCATTCGGCCGAGTCGCCCGGGGTCAGGTGCGTCCCCTCGAAGCGAGGGAGCTGCGCGAGCTTGACGGTTCGTGAGGCGAACTCGTCGTAGCCCACCACGCCGGACCACGCCGCGTCGCTGGTCATGATCTGGACTACGTTCGCCAGGCACGCCACGACCTCGCCACGGCGCCGCAGCAGCCCGGCCTGCCACTCGGCCTCGACAGCCCTGCCCGCGCGAGCAGGCGTCGCCGCAGAGGCTTGCGCAGGCTGTGCTGCTTGGGCGGCGCACGGACGCAATGACTTCAGCCAGCCGAGCAGATCCTCGCGCGTCGCGCCGTCGGCGATCGCGTCCGCCACATCCCAGCCGTGGGGCTTTTCGCCGGGCGGCGGCACCTTGACGATGCGCACCTCGCACTGCAGCTCGAGGAGCTGCTCGGCGATCGTCTCGGCAGCCTTCACCCCGGGCTGTTTCGGCTCCGGCAGCAGCACCCCGGCCTGGTCGCGCTTCGCATCGGCATCCGGCCAGATCACGACCTTGCGGTGCGCGACCGGCCTCCAGTCGACCTTCCTGACCGCGCTCGAGCCGCCCGGCCACGACAGGACGTCGAGCTTCTCGCCGAGCGCCTGGTGCGCTGCGTCCGCGCACTTCTCCCCCTCGACGATCAGCACCACATGGCCGTCCCGCAGCCGGTCCAGCCCGTACATTGGCCTCGGCTCGGCCCAAGTCATCCAGTGCCATTCCTCGGCCCCGGTGTCGGCGTGCTTCGCCCAGACGACCGGCAGGATATCCTTGCCACCGTCGGAAGTGGGGAACCTGTAGACGTGGCCCAGCAGCAGCCCCTCGCGGTCGCGATAGGCCCATGTGCGCTCGGGCTTGCCGCGCTTGATGTGCGCGACCGGAGCGGCCGGCGCGCCAGCCGGCACCGGCACGACCGGGGTCCAGGCGCTGCGCTTCTTCTCGGGCGGCTTCGCCGGCGCGATCGGCCCGAGCCGCAGCTCCTCGATCAGGCGTTCGGCGGCCTCGACGTTCGTCAGGCCCTTGATCGCCGCGTAGAGCGAGATCAGGTCGCCGCCCGCAACGTCGGTCGCGAAGTCCTTCCAGACGCCGGTGCGCAGGTTGATCGAGCAGGACTTGCCGGCCTCGCCCGCCAGGTTCCCGCAGGTCCACTCGTGGCCGTTTTTCTTGCCGTTCGGCAACCAGTCCGGCACGAGCCGGTCGGCCCGGTCGAGCAGGGTCGCCGCCAGTGCTGCGAAGTCGATGGGGGCGCGGCGGCGACCCTGTGCGGGCATCGGTGGTCGCGTCCGGTGCGATCAGGTGCTGCACGATTGGTCGGTCACGACGTAGCGCATCGGCCATGGACCGCAGCCGGAGTGCGCTTGCGCCCTGACGAGCTTCAGGTCGCCGTCGACGAGCATGCGGTGCAGGATCTTCGACGCGGCCGACTGCGTGATGCCGATCGCGTCCGCGATCTCGGCCTGTCTCAGCGGCCCGGCCGCGAGTGCCGCCCGCACCTGGCGGCGGCGCACGGCGATCCGTTCGTAGTTCCGGCTCATGCCAACTCGTAACGTGTGGGCCGGCGCCCGGTGCGCCCGTTGCCGAGGTATGCCGGCGCCGGGCGGATGATGCCGTCGCGGCGCAACTGCCTCACGACACCCTGCGCATGCTGGACAGTCAGGCCGAGCTGGTGCGCGATTTCTGCGGGTGTCATGCGCCGGCGCTCCCGCAGCATCTGGACGATCCATTCCGTACGGGTTTCGCGGTTCAGGCGGCTGTCGTTCATGCCCGCCCTTCGATTCCCGCACCTTCCCGCGCCATCCCATCGATTCCCAGGCGCTTGAACTCGGCAGCCAGCACAATCGCCGAATGCGCCTTGCGTGTGATGTAGTCCTCGACGATCCGGCGAGCCAGTCGGCTCGGGATGGTCTGCTCTACGTCGGCCAGCGCGATCAATGCGGCGTGCATCTCGTGAGAGAGACGAACATGGACGTCCGGCTCAGGAAGGGACATTCAGGCGACCTGTTTCGCAGGTTCCGGCTTCGGCGGAAACAGATCCGGTCGAACGAGCCGCAGGTACATCATCCGGGCACGCGGGATGCCCTTGCCGCGCCACTGCGAAACGGCCTGCGGCGTGACCTCGAGCAGCCGCGCCACAACGGCGGGTCCGCCCAGCTTGTCGATGAGGTCCGAGTCGCTCATGACGCAAGTAAATCATAATTTCGCGGCTGTTGGCAAGCATGGTTTCGCGGCCTCGTGGCACGGTTCGTCGATGGCTACGTTCTATGCCCGGCTCGAGAAAGCACTGGCCCACGCGCGCAAGGACATGGCCGATCTGCGCGGGCACCTGAAGATCAGCACGCAAGCCGCCGGCCAGCTCAAGCACGGTCGCAGCAAGTCCCTCTCCGCGGA